GTCTACATCTGCAACTCTAGCTGTTCTTTCAGTAGTAATCTCAGTGTCTACATAGTTCTTAGTGGCAGCATCCTGTGCAAGAGTAGGATCAGCTACATCAACAATCTTAGCTAAGTCAGCTTCAAAGTTACCTGCACTGTTCTTAGTCATTACATTCTTACCGCTACCTTCTTCTACCTCTTCATTCAGATATAAGTTATGTAAGTAAGCACGGTCTAGTTCTACTTCAGTAAGTACACTACCGTTCTCAAAGTCTACTAGAGCAGTATTAGATGCACTGTCTCTTTTAATTCTTATCCTGTCACCTGAAGCAGGTGCAGATACAAACCTGATAAGCTTAGAAGGAGAGGTTACTATTGTATAGTCTGTGGTTAAAGCTTTAGTAACAAAAGCACCACCTGCTACACTTGCTTGATCTACTTGTACAACAATGTGGGAGTCATCAAGATAAGGAAATGAAAAAGCAAAGTCTTTGTTGTCAGTACCTGTTCCGTCAGCACCTGTGTAATCTACGAATGTATTAGCCATGGTAATATATTATTAATTTGTTTGTTGTAAAAGTTCAAGCACTTCTTCTCGTTGCATCCCACCTTTTAAACCTGCTCTAGCTTGTGTTAAGGAAGAGTATTGTGCGTTTAATTCAGGATACTCTCTAAGCATCTGTCTTCTAGCTTCTTTCCTATACTTAGTTAGAACACTATTTATCTGTTGGATGCGAGGACTAGGAAGACCAGGCTCAGAGTCTGATGATAACCTTTGGTAGTTCCTTGACTTTATAAGTTTGTTCAAGGTTTGCCTAAGAGAAAGACCACGAAGCTTAACAGTTTTTAATAACTCTAGTTGTCTATCGTTTGCAGATTGTCCTTTATCGTTTTCGTACTCTAACAAATCTATCTGACCTCCTAAATTAGCAGGAGGGTTTCTAAAAGCATGCTTTAAACTTGCCATCTCTGTTAGGATAGGATCGTTCTTTTTAGTAGACAGTTGAATAGGATTAATAAAACCTGTACCCATCCATTGTTCTGCTACATATTCCTCTCCCAATATATTACGTTTAGTATCTAACGAACCACGCATACCTAGCTTACGTTTTACTGCGTCCATGACAGACCTTGTTTCTTTTATTGCTTGAGTATCGTAGTCAGCTGTTTGAGAAATTAAATTAGGAACTAAAGAACCTGCATAATTTCTACCTAACTTTTCTACATATCTATCAGGATCACCTAAAGCATCTGCCCACATTTGAATACCAGCTAAGTATGATTTGTTTGTAGCGTTTCTTGTTAAAGCTAATACCATTGATGTTGTGGCGTGTTCTAAAAGGGATTCATCAAAAGATGCTTCTTCTCTTATACCTGTTTCTACTAAATCAGCTACAACACCTAACGGAGTTGCTAAAGGGTCAAGTCTTTGATAACTGAAATAAGTGTCTCCCATTTTAATACTATAGGGTCTCCATCCAGTCGCCATTAAAGCTTCTTTTTCTCTTTCGTTACTAGGTCCACCCCCTGTTATGTACTCTCTATTGTTATAAGCTACATCAATTAAAGCTCCTACAGTAAGAGTCCCTGTCACCACCTTACCTCTCGCTCTTGCTTTTAAGATAGGGTCTGCACTATTAAATTCAGCAAACAATCGCTCCCTTTCCTCTTTTAACACAGTAACAAAAGGAGTTCTCTCAAAAGAAAACTTTAAGATATTAGTAGGAGTACGCACAAAAGGAACTACAAATCTCAAGTAAGGTATTTTGTTAGTGGCTTCTTGGATTACTTTACCTAATGTCTTGTCTTGTAATTCTTTAGTAAAGGTTAAATACTGAGCTTCTTCCATTGAATACTGCATAAGTGCAGATGAATCAGGATTAAAGTTATCGTCCTTGTATTTGATGATGAAATCAGATTTATCTTTTCCTTTAAGACCTTGCTTATCTGCTATTAAAGAAGCTTCTCTAACAAGACCCTCCTCCGACATCATTCGTCCACCTTCAGTTACTATACCGTCAATAGTTTTATTGATGTGTCCAGCTAATGCTTTAGGATCACGAATACCTTGTTGTATACCTGACATAGCAGCTTTCATTCTAGCAGCTCTACGATAAGCTAATTGCTTAAAAAACTCATCAGAAGTTAAAAGCAACCTACTGGGAAGTCTTATATAACTAGCGTATTTATCTATTGAATCTTTAGCTGAGTCGGAAACAAAACCACCTATAGGAGATTCAGCTATACGCTGACCAGTTATAGAAGCTCGTTGACCTTCCTCAAACGCACGGTTTGACGGGTCTAGTAGATTGTCCTGGTCTTTAAAAGCTTGTTTAGCAAATTTACCTGCTTCCTTAAACATCTCACCGTCTGACCAAGAAGCTATAACAGCTTTAACAACATCCATGTTTCCACTAGCAATACCACCAGCTACAGCTTCTAAAGTAGTCATTACTTGAGTCAACGCATTACCCATGATATTAACCATCTGCGTCTTAGGACCACTCAATATAGAGTTCATCCAGTATTCAGTAGGCATATCTAGGAAGTGTTTACCTTGTGCTTTTTTAGCAGTCTTCAACAATCGAGCTAAACTACCCTCTAAATCTTCAGGATCAATATGCTCTCTTACAAGGTTAACCATACGCTCAGGCTTCATGTTGCCAGAGTTATTAACAAACTCTTTGCGTATGCCTTCTATTTGCGTTTCAGCTTCATTAAGTCCTAGCTTACGCTTACCGAAACCTTCATCTCTAGTTTGTAAGGTAATAGCTGTTTCTCTTCCTATTCTACGATAAACATCTGCTACAGTTAGTAATTGTTGGAAAGCATTCTTTAATTTAGCAATCGAAACATCACCGTAACCGTTGTCTTTAGCTTCTTGAGCGATCTCGCTAACATTCTGTATAAGGGCTTTACCTTGTTCTCTGTAAGATTGTTGAGTTATGCGAATATCACGCAGTACTTTCTCAGCGTCTTCTCCTTCTTTAGCTTGTGCTCTAACAGTTGTTTCAATTGCTTCGTCTATATCTGTAACTGCATCTGTAACTGTTACTTTCTCAGGATTAGCTTCGTAGTATTTTTCTAGTAAATCTTTCAGTACAACAACATCACCATCAGTCTCCAATGCAAACTGTGGTAGTCTAGGTTTACCACCTTTTAACAACTCACTAGCGTAGTCTCTAAACTTTTCAGGAACAGCATTTAAGAACTCTTCTTGTTTGTTTGGTTTGTACTCAGGCAGTGGTTTAGGTGCTTCAGGTTTAGGTTGTACAGATTTATTAGCTTTATCAATATTTAGCCTAAAATGAGCCTCGCCTGTGAAAGCGTCATCTAGCTCTAAATCTTCTTGGTTTATTTTAATTTCTATAATATTGTCACCAAAACCAACGGCTTGTCCGTCTTTCTTAGAAGAAACAAATATCTCATTCGTATTTTCTTTAGATATAAAACCTTCTTCGGTTATTTTGGAAGGGTCTTGATTCGTCCTATGATATACAGTTATAGTACCGTCTTCATTAACTGGAATCGGATTTCCTTCAATATCTTCAAATAAAGACTCAATCTTAGTTTCTTCTCTAGTCGGTACTGCTATCTCACCTGCTAAATCCTCTGTTATAGAGTCTGCTACCTTCTGTGCGTCGCCTGTTTCTTCTTTTACCTTACGGGCTTTCTTCATCGCCTTGACAGATTTAATAAACACACCCGCTACAGCTTCAAGACCTAGACCTTCCAACACATTTTTCATGCGTCCTTCTAGTTCTGATTCATCTCCGTCATACGCTAAGTATTCAGTGACTGGATTCTGTAACTCAGGTACTTGTTGTATAAGATTAGAAAGTCTAGCTTCTTGTCCGTTAAAGAAAGTAAAGTCAGTAGCAGCACCAGCAACGACACCCTTAGTAACAGTACCTGCTTTAGCTAATCTACCTGCTTTACCTGCAAGACCAAACAACGGAATAAATCCTGTAGCAAATTGTGATATACCTTCTACTGCACCACCTGCCATAGTCTTAGAAGTACCAAGGAATCTAGTATCATAGTCAGGGAGTACATCAAAAGATAAGTAGTCTGCTAGGTTGTACGCTCCTTGAAATGCACCTTCTATGCCTCGAAACGGAGCAGCTAATACATCACCTGCTATATCAAAAAAGTCGTTATCTTCTTCCTCGTTATTTAAATCTCCTGGTAGTGCCATAGTATTAATCTATCTCGTTTAAACCGTTTTTAAAAAGATTCCTTTGATTTCTAATAAACTCTAAGACATCTTCTTCTCCTATCTTAGTAGCTTTTTTAACCGCCTCATTGAAAGTTTTGTTAGATTCTCTTTCGCTTTTGCTTTTATCAAGTAAAGGTATTAATTCTAAAATGTCTGCTTTTGATACTAAAGGAAATTGAGAAGAGTTGAGCAACAAAGGATCAAATCTAGTGCCATAAGGAGTAACAGGTTGCTTTTCAAGTAAAGCATCTCCTAATAGTCCTTTAGCAGCTTGTAACTGAACTAAAGAATTTAAAGCTTCTTCTCGTTCTTCTTTTGTAAACTCAACCCTCTTTATTTCTTTTCCTATAGAACCTCCAAAACCTGATCTACTGCTATAATATTTCTTAGGTTGTTGTGCTTTGATTTTAGGCATTTGACCAGAGGCTATTAAGTTTAGCCTAATTAGTGTCTCCCCATCTGTTTTCCATAGATTCCGAAAAGCTTTCTTTCTTTCTTTTGATTCTATATTAGGGTTTCCAAAAACACTCAAGTCATTATTTAAGCTTAATTGTTTATCTTCCTCGTCATTAAAAACAGAGGAAAAAACACCTAGTTCACTTGCCTTTCCTGATTGTGCTACTTTTATTTTAACTTGTTCTTTGTCTGTTAAGAATTTAAGCCTAGCTTTTAAAGCGTTCTCTTGTTCTCTTTTATATTCTTTCTTGGTAGTCCTGATAAAATCTTTTATCTGCCTAGTCACTTCAGCTCTGTCTGAACCTATAGAACTACTTAACAGACTATTTAATTCATCTTGAATTTCAGTTTGAAAAGAATCCATATAAGAGTTCTGTATATTCACTAACTCTTCGTCTCCCATTAAAACATCATCTGACAATTGAGTGCTTGTTATTATAGTTTCATAAGCTGTGTTTAAATCTTTTAAATTAAAATCAATAGCTTGAGCAGGTCCAAAAGGGTCTCTTAGAATTTTATTTAGTCTAAAATCTTTAGGATCAATATCAGTTTTAATGAAATCATCCACATTACTTCTTAACTGTGCTAATCCTATTTGATCGGTACTAAAAGCTTCTTCTTGTTTAACAGCGAGGATTAAATTATCTATACTATCGTATGTGTTACCATTGTAAGTTCCTACTCCGTTTATCTCTATATCAGTATGGGCATTTTGAAACTCTGCTACTTTTTGCTCTACTAAATCTACTCGTTCTTTATCTTCTAATTTACGAACAGCTTCAGAAGTACGCTCGATCATATTTTCATAACCGTCATATTCGATTTCTGTCATCTTGGCAGCCCCAATGTTTATGTTCTCACTAGCCCACAATAACAAACTATCGGCTTTTTCTTCCATTCCATTTTTAGCTAAGTTCTCGAATACTTTCCCCAAAAGATCACGTTGTTCCGATGCACTAAACGCATTAAGATTTTCCCAAGCATCAGACAACGAAGCAGCTGTTACCTCATCATAATCTCCTAAATTACTACCCTCTTTAGCTAATTCGTAAAAAACACTAGTAGTACCGAAACCTGTATCACCTTTAGCTATTCGACTTTTTTGTGCATCATATTGCCTAACAAGAGGTAAAATCTGTGGGTTTATTGCTTGTTGTAAACCTTCTCGTGCAAAGCCTGACTCAGACAAACCAGTGTTGCTTTCTACAAACTGCTGCTGCACATTAGCTATTATTTCAGAAGTGCCTAATTCTTCGTCCCCTTCTACTGGGTTATCTAATCTATTATAGACTTGCTCCATTAACAAACGACTAGAAGCTTGTCCTACTGCTCTCAATTTTCTTTTCTGATTAACAGGAGAAGTAAGCCAACTCATTGCACCTTTTCTTACTTGCTTATCAAACTCTCCCTCTGTCTTTTGGAGCATCGCTTGAATCTCTTCGGGACTCTTCCTTGATAACTCATCTTCAAATTGTTCTGCTTCTATATCAGCTGCCTGTGTGTACTGCTGCAATACAGGATTAACCTGTGATAACGAGTCAGCAAGGTCCATCAACTTATTCCTACCAGCTCTACGCTGACCTACACTGTATTGACCTGCTCGTTGAATAGTAGGTTGTAAGCCTGGAACTGCATCACCTAACCCTTGTACTTGTACTCGTTCTTTAGCCATGATTAATATTTTAAATAGCTTCCACCTGGTGTACCTGGGGCATAAGAAGCTGTTGATCCTGATATAGTACCTTTAGGGATAACTGAACTAGGTGTCTTCATCCTACTCTTAATATCCAACCCTGTTCTGTATCCACTAAGTCCACCACTAACAGCTTCAAGACCTGCTGTAAGAAAGCTAGGTTTACTAATAGGTTGATTAATACTGATAAGTCTCTGTTGAGAAGCTAGTCCTGCTTGTTCTAATCCTAGCTGTGTACCAACTGCACTTAACTCTTGTTGTCTTAAAGTAGCTGCTCTATACCCTGCTTCCTGTCTAGTATAGTCATCCATCAAAGCTTGTACACTAGCACCTGCAACACCTGCTTCCCCTGCTGAAACTCTAGCTCTAGCTAACGCTTCTTGGGATTTCCTACTGACTTGTTCAAGTTCCCTAGCCGTAGCTTCTTGCTCTTGTGCTTGTCGCATCCTAATTGAGGACTGTTCCTGTAACGCTCTTTGACGCTCCGCTGCTGCTGACTGTGCTTGATAAGCTGCTTGTTGTTTAGCTTGTTGTCTTTGTCCTGCATATCCTAATATAGCTGATCCTGCTCCTACTCCTGCTGAGATTGCTGGTAATGCTGCGACTATTGCTGGAAAACACATAATAAATTACTTCCTCTCTATCTTAAATGACTTATAACCAGGATAATTGCAATCCTCAAAACTAGCACCTAACCAAGTTAACCACCTGACACTGAGTGTATTAGCTTCCATGACATAGTTTGTTAAGTAGTCAAATCCATCCATCAAATCATCTATCCACTCTTGTGATTCCTTAACAAATTTCTTCTTTATCGTATAAAACTTCCTAGTACCTAACAACCAAGCAATACCTACATTCCCTCTGGGACTAACCCCAAAGCAAGCTAATAGACCGTCTTGATCTGTCTTGACGCTATAGCATTTACTACTTGATTCAAATGATCCGTACACAGCATCTCTAGGATGGTGCATCAATCCAATACACTCCATCATATCCTCTTCTCGTAAGTCTTCATATAACATAGGAGCATCAAGGTCTGCCATACTAGGTTCTATTCTAACCTCCATATCTTCTACTCCTTGATATAATTGTTGATTCAAACTCTGCTGCTAACAGTTTCACTGGTAAAGCACTAGAAGATTTAATTTCGATAGTGGCATCATTAGGTTGAGCTTGTACAGCAAACTTAAAGAATCCAGTCTCAGGTGTGAATTTACTAAGTGTACTGACAGAGGCTAACAAACTTGGGTTGTAAGTGTAAGTGTATTTATCTCTAAATTTAGGTGTTACTTCTACAGTGAAGTGTCCTGTGTCTGCATATTCAATACTACCGTTACGAATAGTTTGGAATGTATAATCAGATGCAGATCGTCCACCTCTCTCTGTAGGTTGTTTTAAGTTCTGCTTAGAGAACCTGTATAACATATCATATTCAAATCCTATGAAGAAGTCCTTATCGCTTAGGTACTCATAGTTTTGATCGGACCAAAGAGGAGCACTTACAACTTCTGAAGTTACCTGCCATTTAGATACATCAGTAGGTAATATAGAAGAAGATGAAGTATGTCCTGCGATACATTTGTAATAAATTTCTTTAGTGTAACTCTGACTTAAAGCCCAATCTACAGCTGATAATGTTGTATCTACTTTCCTCCAATACGATGTCCAGTCTGCTCCTGTTCCTGGTTGTTTAGCTGAGTCTGATGTATGTGCTTGTGTACAGATGTATTTAACACCGTTGTATTGTACTAAAGAATCAGAACTGTAACTAACATAAGCCACTAACCTACCATCAACTATAGCTTCTGTATTAACAGAGTTACTAATAGTTAAAGCTCTTCTGTTACCATTCTTTGTGTACACTGCCATACCCTCTCTGAATACAAATCCTCCAGTGGATACTATCTTAGTAACATCGAATTGAGTAGTACCGTTAAAGCTCAAACCTGATCCACCACTCCTAGTATAAGCAACAGAACTGACATAGGTAGCATTTGAACTGGCAATCCTACTATCTAACAATAAAGTATAGTCCCTGTCACTCTCAACAAGTCCATTCTCCATTGGTATCTTTTCTATATAAGTCCCTACTGAATCGGTGGTTATGACATAAAGTGTAGCTTCAATAAAGAAGAAACTTCTAACATTCCTAGCAAAGGAGAAAGTCATCCAGGAACTCTGTATCTTCTCTCTTCCCTGCCAAAAGTATTTATATACATACAGCTTCTTATAGTCACTATCTGATTGTACAACCACCATGTTCTCAGCTGCACTACCTTCCATCCTGACTATGTTAGTAGGTATATACTTGTTTATCTGTTCTGTTATCTCAGCTGCATTATAAGTCTCAGTGTTATTATCCACTGTGTACTCAAGCAGTCCTTCAAAGTTATTTCTTTTAAAGTTAAAGTATATATAACTACTAAGTGCTAACGGACGAATAGTATCCGATACATCAAACTCAGTCACAGGTGATATAGTAACTGTCTTAGGAGTTAACAAATCTCCACCTCTCAGTACGAACTGAGTCTTCGGAGAGAACAACATTAACTTCTCCTGAAAAGCTTGTGCGTGTTTAAGAATACTAATCTTAGTGTGTGATACACCTACATCTATTGGAGCAGAGTCTAACAGAGATTGTGTTGTAGTCCTGAAGAAATTAAAGTATTCATCTGCTTCAGAGAACACGACAGAGTCATCAGTTAAGAATCCTAATCTGTTCTTAAAGAAGAAGATGTCGTTTATTTTCTTGTCTGTAAAGGTTGGGAATGGATTGCTGTAATCATCTCCTGCATTCCTACCTACCCACTCAACTTCTTTTAATTTAAACCCTGTGATCTTACCTGTGTCTGGAATAGGTACTAATCTCACTGGCATTGTACCTCTATCCAAAAACCTATCAATACCTACGCTAACATCTTTATCTGTATCTTTTTGAGTCCACCCTACTTCTTCTATCCAACTACCTTCTCCAAAGTTTTCATTATCTTTAGTCTTGAACCTGACATAGTAATCGTCTTGGTCTATATCAGCATCTCCAATGATCTTAACTCTGAAGTTATTATAACAAGATTTAGGTAAGTCAGTAATACTGTCTACTTCTTTGTATATAGCACTTAACGCTTGGTCAGCTAATCCATCAGAAACTCTAACTCTAAAATCAGAATCAGCTGATATTTTTATAATACTGCCATTTCTTTCTGTCGTAAATTTAGTGGTAGAACCAGCCACGGTAACAGAGGATATAGTAGGTATAACAACACCAGCTGATAGATAATTAAATTCATCTACGAAAACGGTTTGGTTATCTCTGGAGTTCCTTGCGAAATTCGTTTGTACTCTTTTAATAGTGACTAACATCCCACTACCTGTAACTGGATCGTATGCAGAAGTAGAAACTGTACTGCTATATCCTGTTCCTTTGTGATTTAAAACAGAAGATACTACACCTCCACTGACAAGAAGTAAACTTCCTCCTGCTCCTGAGCCTATTTTAGTACCACTATCGAATTGATCGACTGAAAAAGTAAAATTTGTAAAATAGTATCTATTAGAAGCTGTACTACCTCCCATCCCTGATCCTCCTGTCAAAGAAAATACTTCTACAGTCCCTGCACCTGAAACAAAAGCATCTAAACAAGTAGTAAGGTCTTTAGCTATGTATTCGGTATCAGCGTATTTACCGTTGCTATGTGAGGCTGCTCCGCTTATGTATGTAGCTGGACTATAAGGACCACCGTGAGACCCTGAAGTGTAATCGTGTTCGCTGTTTAAACTACTAGCAACAGAAACTAACTGACCATCTAAATAAATACTGTAAGCTTTATCATAGTCTCCTAGTTTAACAAATATTAAAGCTTCTTTCTCTAACGGTTGAGTCTTTAACTCTGAATCCGTAACCTTAGCTACATCTGTAGTCTTATTAACAAGAAAGGTAGAGTCTGCAATGGTTAACGCTCTGAGGTCTTTAACAGGGTTAGTAGCACCTGTAAGATACAAACTAGCAGTAGAGTCCTCAACGCTAATAGAAATAGTAGCAGCACCTATACTTACAGCAGTAAGATCAAATGCTCGAAGTTTATTGGTAGAGTCATAGGTAATCAGGTATTGGTTCTCATCGTCCCTGTCCACATAGTGACTGAATAAATTAGTACTTATATCAGCACCTAGTCCTGTGTCATATAAGAACCTACTGTTAGGTCTTTTAACAAGTCCCTCTACTACAGTTGACCAAGCATTTACTTGTTCATCACACTGTCCAGGGTATCTTAAATTGTCAGGTTGTTGTGATACACCTTGGGCAAGGTTAGGAATACTGGTGTTAAGCAGTGGCATCTTTACCTATCAAGTACTCTTAGTACGCTGTAGTTATCAAAGATAGTTCTGTCTGCATTCTCAGAGTCGCTTTCAATAGCTCTAGCTTTTGCTTCTATCTCATCTCTCAAAGCAAACCCTTCTATCTCACGACTACCTAAGAACCTAGCAGCAAATATGCGAGCTGATTTAACAGCTATGTAATGTCTAAATTGTTCTGGTAGTTCTTCAAAGTCCAACTCAAAAGTAATGATAGCTTTCAAGTCCTTGGTCCAAGTTTCCCTGTGGTTCTTCCTGTCGTATAGCTTAGTACCTCGTTGCACAGGATCAGAGTCCGTGTATATCTCAGGGTCTAAGTCTACCTTTAAAGTATTAAGGGGAAGAGTAATCTTACTTGTACTAGCATCTGGTACTAGTGGATAATCATACTCTGTATTAAAATGCCATCCTTCTGATTGGATAGCTTTACTAGTTTCATCTAACGCATGGACTGCTTGGGTAACGGTTACAGGAACGCTTGTTCCGCTTAAAGTATTAACAGGTGATTCTCCTATTACAGAGATCATTATGTTTACTGCTTCTAGTTTCGTTGTCAGTGCCATAGCTTAATAAATAAAAATATCAGTGAAGGGGAGTGGAACGAATCCAAACCTCCCCAACACCGAAGAGAGAATCCTAAGTTAGGAAACAAGTTCGATAGCACACTCAGGACGGA